ACGCCTTTTTACCGTTAACGTCAAAACAGCCCTAAGGTGGGCCTGTATTAGTATTTATCCTAATTATCCAGAATTTTTCCCCGGAGTTGGTGGAATAGGATCATCCTTTGATGGATATCTTATTGCCGGAGTTTTTCTTGCAGCCTCAATTTGTTCTGGTGTTAATGTGGGTATTTTTGGTAAAGGCGGTGCATTTGGCCATAGATAATCAATCTTAGCAAAACCTTCTTTATATGCCTCACCGTGTAACACATCTACAGCGGCAAAATCTATTTCGTTATTGGAATCTAAAGGTACAGGATGTGTTATCACATGTACATAACTATTAGTTGTGGTATGACCAACTTTAATTTGAAAAGTTTGATCTGTACTTTTAAATTTAGGAATGCTAACATATAACATATTATTGTCCAACTCCATAAAAATTGGCGTATGTATTTAATCCTGAAGTACCTGTTGCACCATTTAGATAAGAGAGGAAAGTTGTGGTCGCTGCTTGTGTCCAAGAAGTATATGTTGTTCCTGCTCCATTATCCAACTCAGCTAATCCAGAAGATACCCAGTTTCCATATCTTGATTCTACTACTTGATATGGTCCATATGAATAATGGTGTGGATCAAAAAAAGTGATTTCAATAATACTATTTTGTGTACTTGAAGTACCTCCAGAACTATATGGATAATTTCCTTCCCATCGAATACAATACGCTTGTGCACCTCCAGCATAACCACTATATGTTGTTAGACCGCCTATTAATACCATATTTCTATCAGCAGCACCAAAACAAATTTTAGGATAAGCTGGGTTGGAATTTGATAAACCTGAATATGCAGCTGAACCGACACCAAAAGTTATATACCCATTGCTCCCAACATAACAAGAACTATATCCTGTACCAGCAATATACCAAGTGAAAGGTAGTGAAATATTAACTGAACCATCATCTAAGTACGGTGCAGGTGATGTATATAACGTTGCAAATGGAAAGTTTACTCCTAGTGCTGGAGTGCTAGAGCCGTTTCCGCCTCGTAAAGTTTGGCTACCAGAACCAGATGCAAATCCTCTTGATGTACCATAAAAAGCACTAATGCTTTGCCCGGCAGGCCAAGAGTATGTACCGGGAGAATTTCTAGAAGCATAATAATGACTCCAAAGAGTATTAATATCTTCATTGAGACCTGAACTACCCAGAAATTCTTGTTCTAAATCACCCCAATCTAATGTGCCTGATGAAGGTACTACACTCATATTATTCTTTTGTAAGTTTTTTGCCGATATTGTATTTAGGCACTAATTGCCATTCATCCTTCTCTTTGTGAGACAAGATTTTAACTTGAGATAAAAATATTGGTTCTGGAGTTGCTGTTTGATCTTTCTTGACAATTTTAATCAAACCCCAATCTTCCAATAGATTAGCAATAGCATTTCTACGAGATAAATCGTTTTCTGTAATATCGGTGGGTTTACCATCTAAAGCAAACAATTCCTTGAAATGTACCACATAGTACAAACCTTTCTTGTGCAGTATATGACAAGATTGGAATAAGGTTTTATCTTTTTTGGAAGCAACTCCAATACGTGTTAGAGTTTCTCTAACTTTTAGAAAATCATCTTTTTCTGCTAAAGTCACTTCAACTAAATCCGTAATATTAATCATGGCTTTTTCACTCCGCCTTTATCTGTTCTTATTTTTATTTCAGCGATTTGTTCAGCCGACAACAGAAGCAAGGCCTCTTTGGCCTTTTGATTGGAGTAACCAAAATACTCTTTTATATGCTCCAAGTCCTTGTCGGTACTAGACTTTTGCCAAGGTTGGAATTTCCTCTTGACAGGTCTAATATTATTTAGAAGATACTGGTATTGCATATCCTTATCAATTGAATGGTGTTTGTTTACCTCATTGGCATACAGTACACAATCCATATGGTAGGAAAGAGATCTATTAATAAGAAACGGATTATAATCTATAAAATCTAGGTCATCTTCAGATTTCTTTTTGTGTAGAATTAGGTCTACATAATCGAATGGACTCATTTGAACTCACAATCCACCATTATTTCAGTTAGACAAGCAATCAAATTGATTTCAGCATCTGCAACAAAGGCAGCCTGATATTGATATTTGGCCAAAACTAGAACCATAGGAGGCACGGAGTTAGGTTTTAAAACTTCATACAGTCTATCATAGAGTGTTCTAAAGATTCTTGCAGGATCGTTGTCCAAGTTACTGGTGACCCATTTGCGACAGTTAGCAAAGTCTTTTGACTTCAGAGACTTCACCAACTCAGTTAACTGCACATCGGAAACTGATGCAAGAATACCTTTATCAATTGTGCCGCCAATACTATACCGCTGCAACTCATTAAGAATACGGCGATTATCAGGAAAATGTTTTGTAATGACAGCTGCAACCACCTCTTTATCATATTTAACTCCTTCAGTTTCAAGTATATGCTCAACTCTCTTAAAGAATTGTGATGCCATCTTGGCTTTAGAACCATTGGCTTTAAAGTCAATAACGGAACATCTGGAGTGTATTGCATCCATAATTCTGTTCTTGAAATTACAAGTAAAGATGAAGGAACAATTGATAGAAACTTCTTCTATGATTCCTCTCAAGGCCTTTTGTGCATCTGCTGTTAGATTGTCAGCTTCATCTATAATAACAACTTTCTTACCGCCAGAGAAACTCATTGATGTGGCATAGTTCTTAACATCAATCTGAATAGTAGAAATGCCACGGTTATCTGAGCCATTGATAACCAAGTAGTCAATACCAATCTCATCACACATGGCTTTCGCCACAGTAGTCTTACCAATACCGGCGGTACCTGATAACAACAGATTAGGCACTTCTTTTCTATTTACATATTCCTGAAATGTCCCCTTCATAGAATCAGGAAGAATACAATCTGAAATTTTATGTGGGCGATACTTCTCCACCCACAATGTGTGTTCTATTAACATTCAAATACCTCATAATATAATATAAAAAAATCACTTAACTTCGACTAAAGCTTCATACAGAGATTCAAATTCGGAAGACTCTGTAACTTCATTACGGAAGTTTTGTTTAAATTCTGTCTTAGCAATACGCTTGATAATCTTCTTAGGAATCTTAGAATTTTCATATGATAAGTCTATAATGTCTTTAATAGATTCATTGAGTGCTTGTATCTTTTGTAAACAAACAACAATCTCATCAATATTGCCTCTGAGATCTTTTAATTGATCTTCATCGAGTGTGCCATAGATTGTATTAATTTTATCAACCATATCAACCTCCGAAAGAAGATAGTTTAACTTCAACAGCAATCCAATAATCTAAATCAACTTTAGTATTGCCAAATGAAGCCAGGCCTTTGGATGAGATTTCAACATCATAATGACCAGAAATCATTTTAAAATTATCTCTTAAGAATACTGCTTTAAAAGGATTGCCATTACCATCACCGACTTCAATAGAATTACTATGTGATGTTGGATTACCGTCTGTACCAATCGTACAAGTAGTTGCATAAATCTTACCACCGTCTGATTCAAAAACAATATGTTCAGATTCTAGAATAGCCGCTGATTTCATAATTGATTTATAATCTTCTTCAGATAAAGCAAACTCAGCATCTTTAGATGGTAGAGATAAAGTTTTGTCTGGTGCAGCCACGATTAAATTCTTGGCGGCCTTACGATATTTAAGTTTAGATTTACCAGATTTGAAGATAACATTTTGTTCATCAAATTCTAATTCTGTTCCATCATTGATAGAATATACAGATAAGAATTGATTCAAATCATAGATACAAAAATCATCTTCAATTTGATCTTGTAGTGTGGCCTTGGCCAATACAGTCTTATTTGAAGACATGGTTGATAATACTTTGCCTTTTTTGAATTCAATTCCCGAATTAATTGAAGCAAAGTTCTTTAGTACGTTTACGGTATCGGTAGATAGTTTCATTATTTTTCTCCATTATATAAATTAATCTTGAGTGTATATTGTATCATGTTCGTACAAAAACATCAAGCAACAAATTGCATGAGCAAGGTGGTTTTTACCGGTCTCTTGATCGTTTTGTTCACCTTCTTTCCATGCCCACATATGACGTTGAGCTGCATCAAAGTACCTGCGTTTAGAATCAGGTACTTTAATCCAATTACCAGGTTCATATTTCTGTGCACCAAAAGTCAATATTTCTACTGTAGCTTTCAGAGCATGAGGTGGAAGTAAACCATATTCTAGTTTACCTCCGTCAAACTTACGACCACCAGTAGTGGCCGTTTGAGATGCTTTGACAACATCTTTATTCATTACATCTCTCCAACAAAGTTTGCAACAGCAGGCATATCACCTTTGAAGTGATAAGTACCAATATGGTCAGTCTTCATCCAAGGACATAAGTGAATTGATCCACCCATCTTACGCCACATTTGACAGAACATATAATCTTCCGACAAGTAACG